TCATAAGGCCACCGTTGTCCACCCCTTACCTCGATCATCATGGTACCTATCCGTTTGTTGTTGAGTTTTATGTCCAAGTAAATCTTTCGTGTTTATACCCTGGGCTTTATATAACCGCTCGGAAAGCGATCTTTGTTCATGGAAAGTTGCCGGTGTACCTTGTCCCCAGTCAATATCTGCACTGTCTCTTGCCTTGCTGAAATTCATGGTCAGTGTTCTGGGTTTCACCTGCGCTCCTCGCTCAGCCTGTGAGGTGGTTCTAAAGAAATGAACCAAATAAGGGCTTACTGCATAATCCCGGCAACGACTGATTACATCTCGGAGGCTCCAGTTGATTGCGTTGCAACGCAGAGCTAATGGGATAGCGATTTTGCTTCCGGTTTTCTCTTGCTCAACGTGTAGATGATCGTCCCAGATGTCCGAGAATTTCATACGGGATATATCACCTAGTCGCTGTCCTGTTACTATGGCTAAAAGCATGGCGTTCCCCATGTATTTGTGATTTTCATCGGCTATATCAAAAATCTTTTGCCATTCCTCCAGAGTGAGGCGCTGGCGAGTGATCTTTCTACGAGGTTGTTTAGTTGCTAGTGCAGGGTTATAACCAGGAGGTACTTCTCCCGCATGCTGAGCTTCTTTAAAAACATCTATTAGGACAGAGCGAATGACCTGAGCCATTCTGGGTTGTCCCTCCGCTAAATATTCATCAAGAATTTGCGCAACATCTCGAACATTGACAGCGGATATTAATTTCATTCCTACACGTTCCTTAAGCAGAGATACTGGTTTTGCTTTTTGTTTGATAGTGTTTTCTTTAATATCTCCGGACTTTAATCTTTCCTGCTGAATCTTCCAGTAACGTTCAAGCCAGGTGTTAGTTGATATTGATTTTCCTGAGTTGGTGGATATTCTGTCAGTGATTGCCATTATCTGGCGGGTTTGTTGTTCCGCCAGTCTTTTATTTGCTTCAATAGCTATTGCCGTGGCCTCTGCTTCATCTGTACCTAGACTATGAAACTTACCAGTTATCGGGTGCTTATAACGCCAGTATACTTTATTAACCTTTCTACTGTAGAGCGGGTATAAATTTGGAATAGATATATTATTTTTACGTGGTCTGGCAGCCATCGTTCAAAATCCTCTGCAAAAGAACAGGGTCGCTTTTCTTTACTACAGGAGTGGTCAATGTACCGACCAACTCAGCATCCTCCCTGACGCGCCAGAATCGACCTTCTTTTTTGGCTGGGGGAGAAAACATATTCTGTTTAGCATAATTCCTGAGAGTGGAAACACTTGGAGGATTGCTTCTGTATTTCTCGTTTGCCCACTCTTCAAGGGTTAACATCTGGAGCATATGTTTTACCTCATTATGGCCCATTGCTGGGCCAGTATCTGAAAATAAAAAATCAGTTTTGCATCAATTTTTGCAGCACCTGATTGCCGGAAATTATTCGCTGCCAGATTGCTGATACATAGCGGGCCTGATGAATAGCATCAGCGAGGGCATTGTGACGATCACCTTCAAACGGGATCGTTGTTTTGGGGTCGAAGCCAATGGCCTGGCCGAGCTCTACCATTGTTCGTACGTCCCGATCGTTCCAGTATTCCCACGGATAATCTTCAGCAATGCAATCGTAAGAAGAACGCAGAATGGAGTTATCGAATGACGCACCGTTACCCCATACCTGTGCCTTTTTGCTCCCGCCAGCAACATTATCAGAGACAAATTCTCTGAACTGGAGTAATGCATCCAGCAACGGGATAGCATCATCATTTACGATCGCAGAGCGTGCTTCGGAGGACTGCTTAAGCCACCAGATAACAGTAGATGGATCGATTACGGCGCCCCAGTTCACAGAGGATTCAAGGCATACGACTTTATAGAAACTTTCTCCAATAGAGCCGGTTGCCGGGTCAAAAACAACCGCACCAATAGCGACGATAGGGGCGTTATGTTTTTTACCCATGGTTTCCAGATCAACCATAACGTGAACATAATCAATAGGCTGATCTTCCTCCTTATTATGAGGACCGGATTCAATATCTACAGCATCCGTTTGATGAACAACTTCATCTGTTTTTTCTTTTTGGTTAACCTTGCCCGTAACGTCAACAAGACCGTCAATGGAAAATACTCCGTCCCCAATTTTTGAAACCTCAGGTTGCCTTGATTTGGGAAGGTCTTCGGTTACCCACTTCGGATCAGTAGGGTCGCTAATCCCTTCGACATATTCGCCGCGCTCGGCGGCCAGAACCTGATTAGCGTCCGGACGTTGCTTTTGAGCCTCTTTTACCAGTTCGGCACCAACTGCTTTAATGTCGGAGGAGAGTGTTTCCAGTTTTGCGCTGCTATCCTCTCCGGCGATTACTTGGTTTGTTGCATCCAGAGTGACTGCAGCAGATGGAATATGTCCCGCCTTGGTAAGCGTCTCAGCGCTCGGGGTATCATGCTTATGTTCAGTCAGATTCGCGTTGATGTAGCCACGCAACCGATCTGGAAAAGGAGTTATTCCACTGGATGCTTCCCTGATCAGTGCAAAAATCGCTGCACGGGAATAATCAAGGATGCCTGGTGTGCTCCGTAATGCTGCAGACCATTCTTTAAATGGACTTTCTTTCTTCTGTACTATTTCCTTCGCGCGGCGGTGGACTGATGCCGGAAAATTATAGATGTCAAAATCCATAGGCATCGTTGCAAGAGCGATCTCTATATCCAGAGTATCCAGCGAATGCTGATAATCCGGATTGCGGTCAGTTTTGTTACCGCCGCCAGCATTGGCGCCGGCATCGGTTTTGTTTATTGAGGTGATATAGTTTCCAGCAGCCCATTCCTTTGTAAGGATCCCGCGGTCAATGTGCGACGTTTCAAGCCACAATTTGGCGAACTGAATTTGCTTGCCGAGCTCATGGCGTTTCCCCACAGGAAATACGCTCTTAAATGCACTGGTAAATTTCCACAGGCCAGGCATATCATATTTTTTAAGCTCCGGAATATTTTCTGCCGTCAGCAGTAGATTCTGCACACCGTGATTATCCGTATCCATTTCCATCGCTGAAAGGCGGTTACGATGAGGAATGCTAATGTGATACACGTGACGCTCGTCGGCCATATACTGGGCAAGCAGCTGCGTGCGGAATGACATTTCCGCCAGGTTGAAGAGTGCTTCTTCATTGTTCGAATAGTCCTCTTCATCGCTATTTGCAGGAGAGATATCGTTTTCTGGTTTACTGGAGGGCTGTGGTTCAGCAGCCGCTGGCGCAACGATTTTTTGCCATGTCAGCCCGTCTTCACCACCAAGCTCGTAGCGATCGCACCAGGTGTCATCCAGTACACCTTCTTCCGGTAAGTCATCAACGATGAGCCAGTTGGTGCGGATCGGCAGCTGATGGCTGGCGCCGCGGCCAACGTTAATTTCAGCGTCTTCCAGGATGTCCAGGATTTTGCGCTCGGCGCGAGAATCGGATTTAGCAGAGAACCAGCAGAAGAGACTTTTCGCTTCGTTTGCTTTTGCCTTCGCTTTAATGAGATACGGGTAGTTGTTCATTGCGTTTGGGCTCCTTTGGATTGTAAGATACCCGGCAGCTGATGGCAGCCGCCCTGGTGGTGGTCATTGGTCAAAACTCGATTCCGGAAAGCTTTGGTCGGCTGACCGGGTACTTAACCCGCCTTGCGCGGGTTTTGTGCTTTATGGGGCTTCTGCAGGCTCTTTGCCGTAACCAGGGTATTCCTCTAGCACTTTTATCAAGGTTGCTTGCGCTTCCTGATGCTGCTGCGTAAGAGCCAGTTTTATTGCTGTTCCAAAGGATTCGGCAATCAGCTCAAACTTCCTTGCAAGCCTGGCCGTTTCATCGACTTGTTCGCCCATGGCTTCCATTTCGAAGTTATGTTCAGTCCATACTTCGTCTAAAACATCCTCTTCAACTTCATCACGCAGTGCCTCTTTCACCTCGAGGACCGGCAGGATACCGATGAGTTGCTCTGCTGGTGTGTTACTGAATTTCAATGCCAGATCATTAGCTGACATAAAGCCTCCGGAAAAAGGCCCGCCTTGGGCGGGCAAAGATAATTTTTCCAATTTAACCAGAACAGGCCTCGCCTCCTGTTTGGTTACGATGGCGGTATTACCATCACAATGCCCTGTGCACCGGGCATTAGGCTGGTAAGCCATTGGTCAAAACTCGATTCAAAAACTCACTGCAGGCTGTTGGTCGTCAGCCATTTTTTGTGCATTTCGGTAGGGGAGGCACTGGCCCTGTACTTTTTGTTCATCGGCGTTGCTGTTGCAACTGGCCTCTGATGGATAAACACCGATCAGAACATCAGAGCATTCACCAGTGAGAGCACACACGCTGATGACAAGGGCAAACAGGGTATTCATGCCTCAGCCTCAGGGTTTCCTTTCTGCGCCAGCAAGTAACACAGCTGGCGTAGTCTCACCTCGAACCAGTTCAGGCGGGTCGCCTGGTTGCCGGTAGGTACTCGTGCAAAATCCTTCATAGTTATCTCCAGTTAACTCAGTATTAGGATGTGGTTTTGCAATGCGGCGCCGGGTGCCTCCCGGTGACGGCAGCCAGTTAACAACTACCGCCGACAACTTTTTCCCCACAACATGTGAATAACCGCCATGTTTATTTTTTAACTGTGCCGCGTGCGCATAGCCGCATTCACCGCATTGCAAAACCTACTAGTCGTGATGCCTGTCTTTTCACCACTTCAGGCTCGGTGGTATTCTTGGCGCTCTCACACAGCCAAATAAAAGAGAGCAAAATGTCTCGTAGCCCTATACCTGTCTTCTGGTACGAAAATCCCGCTCACTATGAAGAATTCCAAAAAATCCTTTCAGATGCTTACGTCCTTCCCTTTGACTACCACGACTGGCGTATCCGCACCGATAGCATGGTGGAGCGCTACGAAAACAGCGGTATCCAGGCTGTGAAGGTGGTAGCCAGCACTTACGATTTCATCACCTGGTGCCAGGCCCATGGACGTGATATCAGTACCAAAAGCTGCAATGATTACGCGGTCTCCGAATCGGGCCTCCAAATCCTGCGCGACAGAGAGTTTGATTGGGGAGACGAGTAAAAAGTAAATTTTCCCTATCTTGGATATATCTATTCTCATAGTGATGTCCTATCTCATGCCTGTAACGCCGGCCGGCGGAACGTTATAACCTGCTGCGAATTCTTCTTGTCGTCATCTCATCCGGTGTTTCGTATGCCGCCGGCAGCTACTACGTGGGCTTCCTGCCTCGATGACTTGCTGCGATGGAATGATTAAAGCATTGGTTTATGTTTGATGTCAATATTGGATTTATACAGATGCAAACTTTTGCTTTAATCGAGACAGGGGAGCTGTTGGAGTGATTGAGGCTGCGCGGCAGGCAAAAAAAAACCGGCATTTGCCGGTTTCATGGGGTGAGATCAGAGATGTTAGTTAGTGTCGCTAGCCTTAAATCGACCACGGAGATATTTCTCAACATAATCATCGATTTCTTTTAGGCGGACTTCAAACGTATCGATCATTCTCTCTTGTTCAGCCTCAGGTAACTGCCTAAACAGACGTAACATTTTGCTCTCATTTGGCTTGAGGCCTGAATCTTCAGATACTTTCTCTCCAAGCAACCAAGTTACAGACACATTGGCAGCTTCCGCGAGGGCAATTGCGGACTTTTTACTGATTACTCCTTTCTTAAACCACCCATTCACCGCTTGAGGTGTAACTCCAGCAATGCGAGCCATATCCGCCTTGCTGATCCCTCTTTGAGTAATTTCTTCCAAACGAGCAATCAGTTGGTTGTTGAGTTCTTCAGTGTTTTTCATAAGTCCATTGTAAAGGTTTAGTTTATAGCCACAATAAATTAAAAATTTGCATTGGATATAAACCTATGCTTTATTATGCCTAACTTAACGAGGAGATAGATATGACAGCCCTTGATAACGCAATTCGAGTAGCTGGCTCAGCCAATAAATTAGCATCAACGCTTGGAGTAAGCGGCATGGCAGTAAGTCAGTGGAAAACAAAAGGTATTGTGCCTTCATCGCGAGTTTTACAGGTTTTTAATGCAACGGGCATTACGCCTCATGAATTACGTCCTGATCTATATCCGAATCCAACGGATGGAATACCTAAGGAGTGACCATGCAAACCACCTCTTTTGAAAATCATACTCCGGTGATGAGTATGCAACTGAAAACGGAAAATCAGTATTTGCCCCGTCGGCGTGACGGCAAGAAATGCCGAGCCATTTTGGCCGCCGTTCAGGAATGGGAGTCCTCATTACCTGGGCGTGCGCAAGACCACGTCGCGCAGCTGGTGGCCGAACAGTGGGAGAAACAAAACGGGCGCGGTATCAGCGTCAATAAACAAAATCTGTATCGCTACCTGAAAAACGAGGGCGGTTCAGAGAAGTACACCAGTTATGTCATCCAGCTTTCGGCGGCGATCGCTGATGCAATGCCGATAGAGATCGCGCGCAAACATGGCCTAAAACATGGCTTAACTGAAACTGAGCTGGTGGCCAATGCGATCAAAGAATGCAGCGAAGCGCACCAGGCCAAGTTACTTGGCGCACCTCTGCAGAAACTAGAGCGTGAAATACGGGAAGCTGCAATTGCACTTTTTAACATGCTCCCTGCAGATGCGGCGGGACCACTACTGGCGAGCATCAGCGCCGTAGCGCCGCAGTTTTTCTAATCGAGTTTTGACAATGACCACCAGCACCAGCTGGTTAATAAGAGGTTTCAGATGGCCCGCATCAGAACAGTTAAACCTGAATTCTGGACAGATGAGAAGGTGGTGGAATGTTCAATTCCAGCGCGTCTCCTGTTTATCGGGTTGTTCAACTTCGCCAACGATATGGGATGCCTTGAGCGTTCGCCAAAACGGTTGAAGATGCAAATCTTCCCTGCGGACGCGCTCGATTGCGAACCACTAATACAGGAACTGATTACTCATGGATTACTCACTGAGTATTCAGTGAATGATGTCTGCTATTTGCAGATTAAAGGTTTCCTTAAGCATCAAAAAATAAACAGGCCTTCGGCCTCAAAAATACCTCTTCCGCCAGAATTCACTGAGTCTAAGGCAGGAAAGGAAGAAAAGAGAGCTCCTAATCAAGGAGGGCTCAGTGAGGACTCAGTGAATCCTCATGGAGGACTCACTGACGGAAAAGGAAGGGAAGGGAAGGGAAAAGGATCAAACCCCACTCTCTATGCGCAGGAGAGAAATTTTCCCCAGCAACCTCAGTATCTGCCTGGAGTGGATATTCCGATCGGGAAATTTGCCATGCACGACCTTTGGCTGCCGTCACAGGACTGGTCGCGACTGGCTGCTACCTGGGGTATAGCGCTTCCCGAACCGGCATACCTGCCGACAGAGCTGGCAGAGTTCACCGCGTACTGGAAATCCGAGGGGAAAGTGTTCACTCAGATTCAGTGGGAGCAGAAATTTGCCCGCAGCGTGATAAGTGCCAGAGCCAAATCTAAACCACAACCAGCAACCGGAGGTAAAGACCATGCAGGAATTCAACCAGTTAACACCGCATCGCGGGCAGTTCAGGAAATTCAGGCAGCCAGAAAACGCTGGGAAAAGCAAAACGGACTTGCTGGCGGCGGATACGGCATGGCGGCTATGGACAGTCATGGGGGAAATATTTTCGAACCGGTGGACCCAGAAGAACGGGGCGGCGCCCTCGGATGTGTGGATTGCCCAGATTGGATCGATGAGTGAAGCCCAGATTACTCTGGTCTGCAGTCAGTGCATGGAGCGCTGCGCCGCGGGTAACACATGGCCACCGGATCTGGCTGAATTCGTTGCTCTGGTTTCTGCCAGCGGCGCTAACCCGTTCAATCTGACATCCGAATCTGTAATGGCGGAATACAAGCGCTGGAGGAATGAGTCTTACCGATACTCGGGCAGCGACAAATACCCATGGAAACAGGATGTTCTCTATCACATTTGCATTGAGATGCGCAGAACCGGAGTTGAGAGGAACCTGACGGAGGGAGAGCTGAAAAAACTGGCAGAAAACTTACTCACGAAATGGAGCAAACACCTGGCTAACGGGTTTTCGATTCCGCCAATTCGTCAGCAGTTGGCAGCACCGAGACACCCTGCAGGACCGACCCCAGCACAGATTCTGATGGAAGAGTACAAACGCCGCAAGGCGGCAGGTTCAACCAAGTAAACGAGTTTTGACCATGACCAAACAATCAAAAACCAAAGTAACCAAAGCACAGATGGTGCTTGCCATCGTTAGCCGGACGCCAGAATGCGTCCTGCAGGATGTCTGCGATGCGCTCGACTTGCAAGCCAGTACAGCAGGTAACTTGCTGCGGCAGCTCCATGCCGCGGGAAAACTCCATCGTACCCATAACGGCTGCCAGTATGTCTATCGAATGGTTGCAGGCGTTGAGGTTCCCGATGTTGCCCTGCCGCAGGCTGCAACACAATTATCTGAAGAAGATGTGAAAAAAGTCCAGGACGCACTGTCCCTGGCGAAGATGCTGGAAGACAAAAAGCTGTGGCGCCGGGCTGCGACTGTTTACACATCGACGCTTGGGATGGCTACAACAGCAAACGAACTCTGGTTGCTTGCCAAAATGCGTAACCGCTGCCTGCGCAATGCGGCGAGGTGCTGATTATGCCTTAAATAGAATCAACAGCAGCTGGTACGGGATGTCAAAGATAAGTTTAATTATTGCGGGGTGAGGCAAAGCTGAGATGTCCGCTGAGTGCCAGGAGCGGACATAGCTAACGTTCTATGTTCTTCAACTGGGTGGGAGCAGGTCCCAGTTTCATTACCCAACCTCAACCTATGAACTTTTTGAAGTGCATTTAGATGGATGTTGAATTTCAGTTCATAAAAATTATTGATCAAATGTATCAACAACCTATTCAGACATTCCTTAAACTCAGAGTAGAATAGATTAACAATCTGTTTCAATTGCAAATTGGCAACCTATAGCCAGCGCTAGGGGAGTGTTCATGTTTAGTCAGGTTGACATCGGTAGTTTCGGTAGTTTTATGGACCTCAGTTGGAAAAATAGCCTTAAGGATGCAGGCAACAACGTCCAGAATTTCAAGAGGCTCAACATTCTCTACGGACGGAACTACTCTGGTAAAACTACACTCTCGCGAATTTTTCGCGCTTTGGAAACGGGGCGCATTCCGCACAACTACGTGGACCCAAATTTCACTATTCGTGGTGACAAAGGTGATGTGACACAAGTAGGCATTGCCGGTCATGGCTACGATGTTCGGGTCTACAACCGGGATTTTGTGAGCGATAACCTAAGCTTCTTGGTCAATCAGACCGACGGCGAGATCAATACGTTTGCTATCGTTGGTGAAAAGAATAAAGAAATCGAAGATGCCATTACCGCAATTCAAACTAGGCTAGGCAGTGTTGAATCGAAGGCGGGCCTCCGGCATGAGCTTGAAGCTAAAAAGAAAGAGCGAGATCGAACGAAAGACAATCATAAAACTGCGTCTGATGCTCTAGAGGGCAAACTTCGTTCTCATGCCAACAATAAGATTAAACAGAATCGCATCTACGGCCCTGCTGTCTACAACATAGAAAGCATCAAAAAAGACATTTGCTCAGTCAAAAAACCTAGCTTCATAGCTCTGACAACCGAAGAACAAGCAGCCAAGATCAATCTCTTGAAGCAAGAAGCCCTACCTGATATTACCGATACCGTATCGATTAACCTCAACATCGAATCAATAAGCAAAGTAGCTGTAGAACTCCTTTCAAGATTGATTAAGCCAACCCTGCCAATTCAGGAGTTGTTGAATGAGACGGCTCTCCAGATGTGGGTGAAGGAAGGTATACCGCTACACAAAGATAAGCGGGACACTTGTGCATTCTGCCGTCAGAATCTTCCTCATGACATCTGGCAGGTATTAGACTCTCACTTCAGTAAGGAATCCTCGGCTCTGGAGTCGAGTATCGATTCATGTCTAACTTCTATCACAGCCGAAGTCCAAGCCATTCCTAACTTCTTGACTTTGACTGGCGATAAATTCTACGCAGAAGAAAAAATATTATTTGAAACAAGCAAGATAGCACTTGCTGAACATCTGAAAGGCTACATGCAGGACCTTAACGCTCTGCAGGCGGCGTTGGATAAGAGAAAGAACGCCATTTTTCAGCAGGTTTCCATGCCTGTCTATATTCATGATCCGACTGCAATTCAGCAATGCGTGGGCGACATCAATGATCTGATCGCCAAGAATAATGGCCGCACAATTTCGCTGGAGAACGATAAAAGCACTGCACGAGAATCTCTACGGCTTACCGATGTGGCGTCTTTTATCGCAGACATCACATACGATACTGAATTAGCCCGTATTGCCAGTCTCAAGACAGATGCTGACACCGCCAACACTGCATTTATCGAAGCTGAAGCCGAAATTCTCGAACAAGAAACCGAAGTGACCCGTCTACAGGGTCAGCAGAAGGATGAACGCAAGGGCGCGGAGCGAGTGAATGAGTTGCTCAGCCACTTCTTTGGTCATGACGGCATCGAGCTTGAAGCCAAAGACAATGTTGAGAATACTTCGGTTAAGTTTGAAGTCACCAGAGGTGGCAAATCGGCCTACAACTTGAGCGAAGGCGAATGCAGCCTGATTGCTTTCTGCTACTTCATAGCTAAGTTGGAAGAGCCAGAAAGCAAAGGTAAGGATCTGATCATTTATATAGATGACCCGATTTCCAGCCTAGACGGAAATCACATTTTCTTCATGTTCAGCTTGATTGAAAGCCTGATTGCGAAACCCATCAAGAATGCAGATGGAACAAACAGCTATCGCTACAAGCAGCTTTTTATATCCACCCACAACCTAGATTTCTTGAAATATCTAAAGAAAATATCACTTCCTAATGAGAGGAATCACGGTGGATACCAACATTTCATCGTTGAGAGAAATGATGTAGCCCCCTGAAACACCAGACAGTAGCTGTATCTCCAGATAAGAGATAGGCTTGAATATATGTCTAACACTAACGCCAATTTTGAGATGAACGGG